CCTCAGACAATGTAACGATTAGTTTCTCTGACTTACTTGCTGGTCACAACTGGACGGGTGGGACTTCAGGCAGTTTGGATGTATCACGGGTATGGCCTAACGGCTCTGATCAAATCGTAGGACTTGGCGCACACAACAATTTCTTGATTATCTTTGGCAAGCGTCAGATATTGGTATATCAAGGGGCAACAACCCCATCCACAATGTCGTTGGCTGACACCATAGGCAACATTGGTTGTTTATCAAGGGATTCCATAGTCTCTACGGGGTCAGACATTGTTTTCTTGTCTAACTCTGGTGTTCGTAGTTTGATGCGTACGATTCAGGAAAAGTCTGCTCCTTTGCGAGACTTATCCAAGAATGTGCGTAATGACTTGATGACCTATGTAGGTTCTGAAGTATTGGCAAACGTTAAGGCGGTTTATTCAGAATTTAACGCTTTCTATCTCTTGACATTACCAGTTGGCAAGCAAGTCTATGTTTTTGATACCAAGGCTACATTGCAAGATGGTGCATCTAGGGTAACAACATGGGACAGCATTGAGCCAACTGCTCTGTATTCTCGTAGGAATGGTGACTTGTTGATTGGTAAAAGTGGGTATATAGGTAAGTATGGAACTTACCTTGACCATGCTTCTACCTATCGTTTGCAGTATTACACCAACTATGCTGACTTAGGCGATCAGAACATTACATCAATCTTAAAGAAGATTTCTGTGGTGGTGATTGGTGGAACAAACCAAATATTTACAATCAAGTGGTCTTATGACTTTTCTGGTCAATATTACGCTACACAAGCAACTATTCCAATATCTTCGGTAGCGGAGTATGGGATTGCTGAATATGGTGCAAATGGTAGTCCTGTGGCTTACTATTCGTCAGGCATCCAAATTGGCACTTTGGTAGGTCAAGCGTCAGGCTATGGCAAGGTTGTGCAAACAGCGTATGAAATTGAGATCAATGGTTCTGCTGTGAGTATTCAAAAGATTGAGATTCAGGCAAAAAATGGAAAACTTGGTTAAGGAATAAATATGGCAAATTACACAAAAACCACCAACTTTGCGGCTAAAGATGCGCTTGCGTCAGGCAATGCCTCCAAGGTTGTCAAGGGAACTGAGATTGATACTGAGTTCACCAATATACAGACTGCCATTGCTACAAAGGCTGATGGAACATTTACAAACTTCTCGTTTGTTGAGGCGTCCAATGTCTTGTATATCTATAACATATCAACGCCTGTGGCAAAGATTGATGCGTCAGGTAACTTGACTGTGATTGGCAATATTGTTGCGAATGGAACAATGTAATGAAAGCATCAGAAATCATCAAAGCAGATGCGGTCAAGCGAAAAATTGACCCAGATAAAGCCTTGCGTACTATTAGTGCGTTGGTAAAGGCTAAGTCTGCTGTTTTGATGCAAGAAAATGATTCTGTTCTTTTGGTGCGTAAACTTAATCCAACATCAGCAGAGATTCATTTGTTTACTGAAGATAGCCCTAAGACATTGGCAAGGGCTGTTCTTGGCTTTGTCAAACGAGGCAAGGCATTGGGGATTAAGACTGTCTACGGGAAAGCAGACAACCAAGGGATTGTGGAGTTGATGAAGCGAGTTGGCTTGAATGTACAAGCATCTGACTTGCCACAGTACAACTGGAAGGCAAATATATGAAAAACAGTCTTGCTTTATTAGGCATACCAGACCTCCCAATTCGTGCGTTTCGCCATGTTGGAGATAGAAAGATTCAACCCCAAGGCGGTGTTGCTAGTGTGGTTGAAAGTATTGGCGAAAACCTAGGTAAAAGTATTTCTGATGTTGGACAAGGACTTGCACAAGAGTTTGAAAAAACCGCAGGTTTCATTGGCGGCAGTAGCGGAATACTTGGACAAATTGAAGGTGGCATCACAGATACAGTTGGTAATGTCTCAGATGCCATAGCAGAGGTCGATGACACAGTAAATCAGGCAGTGCCAGGCGGTTGGTCAACTGTTGTAAATGTTGCACAGCAGGCCAAGCCGCCCCTTATGTTCAAGCGGTTCAAGCGGGAAATGTAATAGCCAGAGGCGGAAGTCTTGAAGATGCCGCCAAAGGATATGTCATAAGTTCATTAGCATCAGAAGCGGGTGGTGCTGTTGGCGCAGAAACAGGGTCTAATTTTGCTGGTAATGTTGCTGGTGGAACTGCTGGTGGATTCCTAAGTGGAAAATCATTAGAGGAATCATTAAAGGGTGGAGTAACAGGTGGCGTAATAAGTCAAGCGACACCATCTACTTTATTAAGTTCAAGCGGAACTTCAGGTCAAGGAACAACGGGAGCAAATAACATGGCTGACTATTACACAAACGACTACGAGAGTTATGGTAGTGAACAACCATATTCACCACAGTATCCAGAATACTATCGAACAACTATTGCTCCAGAGGCCGATATAACTGGTGGAGAAGGTTACTACGACACAGGTAGTGCGCCTTATACCCAAGAACAAATTGATGCTTTAACACCACAAATCTATGGTGGAAATAGTGGTTTTTCTACCCTAGATGCCGCTACGCAAGCACTAATCAGACGAGCATTGGCGGCTGGTGGTAGTGCGGCTACAGGGGCAAGGAACTTCTTGTCTAGTTTGGGTGGAGGCATGAACTCCAACCTATTGCAAGGTGGTGCAGGAACTGCCGCTCAACTAATGCAATTACAAGCAAATAGAGAGGCGGCACAACAGGCACAGGCAAGGATAGGTCAGGCCACTCAGCAAGGCGTTGCGGGCGCACAGTTTAGACCAGTTGGCGTTACAACCCGTTTTGGTACATCTCAGTTCCAAGTTGATCCAACTACAGGGCAATTGACAAGCGCAGGCTATACAGCCGCACCTGAGATTACTTCTGCTCAAAACAGGCTCATGGGATTGGGTGCTAGTTATCTAGCGCAGACTCCTGAAGAAGTTGCCCAACAATACATGGCAAAGCAATATGATTTGCTTGATCCTAGTCGCCAAAGACAATTAGCCGCTATCAGAAACCAACAGTTCCAAACAGGTCGTGGTGGTTTATCGGTAGGTTCTACTGGTTTGCGTCCAAGTGGCGCACAAGGCTTGATGGGTGCTAACCCTGAATTGGAAGCCTATTACAACGCTTTGGCACAACAAGATGCTCAGTTGGCGGCACAAGCACAACAGGCTGGTCAGCAACAAGTTGGGTTTGGAGCGGGTTTATTTGGACAAGCAGGGCAGTTAGAAAGCCTAGCACAGCAACCATTCTCACTAAGCCAAGGACTTGCCCAACAATCTGCATTAAGTGGCGCAAGGGCAGGAGAACTAGGCATCAGAGGCAATGTTTATGGAAATGCCATAGGTTTGTCTGGTGCTATGACAACTAACCCATTTGCAACAGTTCTTGGTGGACTGAGTAGCCCGACATCATTGTTAGCACAAGGTCTAGGTTCATACTTTGGCTCTTCTGCACCATCAAATGTTGGTGGTACTGGTAGCGTATTTAATACTGGCTACTATGACCCAACGCAACAGCAGTTTTAAGGAGTAATCATGGCAACAGATATAGTAGGTGGATTGTTTGGAATTACTCCTCAATCGTATGAAAGACAGCAATACGAACAAGCATTAAGAGAAGGTCAATCGTTTGGAACTCCTGAAGGTCTTTACGCCTCTGCCGCACAACTAGGTCGTGGCATTGGTGGCGCATTGGGTGCTGAAGACCCACAGTTAAAACTGATAAGCGCACGAAATGCTGTTGGACAAAGCATTGACCCAAATGATCCTACAACAATACAAAGAGGCATACAACAATTAGCAAGTATTGGTGATCAAGAAGGCGCAATGAGACTTGCTGACTATTTAAGAAAAGCACAAAGCGAATATGCTTTGATTCAGCAAAGAACGGCTGAAAAACTCACTCCTGAAGTGCGTAATGCTGTTGCTTATGCGTCTTCTATTGCTCCACAAGGTACTGAAGAATTTAATAAGGCTTATCAAGCAAAACTTGATGAACAAACTTCTAAAGCAGAAAAAGCACCTCCAAGCATGGTTGCCGAATATCAGTTTGCTAAGACCCCTGATGGCGGTGGATTTAAAGGCTCATATCAAGAGTTTGTTACGGCTCGTGCATTAGCATCACGCCCACCTGCTCAACCTCGTGCAGAGCAACCACCTGTTGCCGTTGTTGATCCAAATACAAACAAAGTAATATTTGTTGATAGGGCGACTGCAATTGCAAATAAGATGACTCCTGCTTCAGCAATTGAGGGCTTGTCTCCAAAAGAAATACAGACTCGTGAAGCCAAATATCCACAGGCTAAAACTGCTGTTATAACTTTTGAGAGTAATGCAGAAAAGTTGGCAAAAGACTTAGAGACCTTGGCTAATAGCAAAGGATTAGAAGGCATTACAGGTCTAATTGGTGGACGCACACCTGCTATTACTAAAGAGGCTCGTGCGGCTGAAGCCTTGTATAACTCTATTGTTGCTCGTGGTGGATTTAATGAATTGCAAAATATTAGGAATTCCTCTCCAACTGGAGGAGCATTAGGAAATGTGTCTAATGTAGAAGGTCAAAATCTAAGAGATGCTTATGCCCCATTAAAACTTACGCAAAATGCGTCAGACTTAAAGGCGGCTTTGTTAAAGGCGGCACAAGAAACAAGAGCATCTGCTGGTCGGATTAAAGAAACCTTTGATATGACTTATGAGTATAAAAACCAAGGTGGTCAAGTTGGTCAACAAGGTGGTCAAGGTGGCGAAAAATCAGACCCATTAGGAATTAGATAATGACAACATTAACCGAAATCCGTAATCAGTATCCACAATATGCTGATATGCCAGACGATGTTTTGGCTAATGCGCTATACAAAAAGTTTTATTCTGATATTCCTCGTGCAGAATTTGACTCTAAAGTTGGATTAAAAACCGCACAAACTCCTGTTTCTACTACACCTGCACCTACACCCACATCTACAAACACATATCAAAGTGTGCGTAATTTAATTGCTCCTACTGTTGAAATGGCGGGTGCGGTCGGTGGTGGTCTTTTAGGAACTGCACTTGGCCCATTAGGTACTGTTGGTGGTGCTGGTCTTGGTTATGGAATAGCAAAAGAAGCCTTAAATCTTGGTGATGTTTTTTTTGGTGGGCAACAACCTAGACAAGGTGCTGAAGCCATTACCCAACCAATTAGCAACATATTAGAAGGTGCTACTTATGAGGCTGGTGGTCGTGTAGTTGCTCCTTATTTAGGTTCTGCCGTACAAAAAGTTACTGAGGCTGGAAGAGGATTGCTTACCCCATTAGTAAAAGGTGTTACAGAGTCAAATATAGGAAAACGTCTTAATCTTCCAAGTATTGAAGAAGTTAAGGCTTTTGTAAAACCACAACCTTCTGCGGCAGAAGTTAAAGCGGCATCTATTGCTTCTCAAGCATTGGGTCAAGACTTGCCTAAAGTGTTAAGCATCCTTAAAAATGCTCCTGAAGGTGCATCTGTTGCAGAAATTACTGCATCTTTAAATAACCCAACTTGGCAATCATTGATTACTAACGCTTTAGAGCGTGATCCACAGTTCTTGAGAAAAGTAAAGTTATTTGGCGAAGAAGAGTCTTTAAAGGCATTGTCAAAACTTGCTGGTGGAACTAATGCGGCAGAGGTTCGTGGCGTTCTTGAAACTGCTAAAAAGAACTTAAATGCTATGACTACGCCTCAAAGAGAGGCGGCTCTAGATCGTGCCAATTTAGGCAAACAAGTGTCTGATTACGAGGCAACTGCTGGAAAACTAAGCGCAGAAGCGGCGGCACAGGTTCAGAAGGTTAAAGACTTGATTGCCGCAGGTGACACAGCGAGAGCCTATGCTCGTCTTGATTTGATTAAGCGTGGCTTACCAGTTGGCGCATCTAAATATACATTTGCTGATGAATTGGCGGAAAAAGCGTTTAATGAGTGGTCAAACAAGGCGGCTCAAGCATCTCTTGATTTAGGTCAAGGTGCTAGGTTTAATCAACAAGCGGCAGATGCTTTGCGTTCAGTAGGAATTAAGCCGTTAGAAGGTAATCAACTTGTAAGAAATATAAATGTAATTGGAAACAATCCAAACTATGCTGGTAATGACTTATTGCAAGGCGCAATTAAGAATGTTGCTGATGACATAGCACAATGGACTGCTAGTGGTGGCGTGATTGACGCTAGAGCATTGGATGCTATTAGAAAGAACTCAGTTAATGCGGCTATTGCTAGATTACGGCCTGGCATGGATGCAAATTCACAAAGAAATCTTGCTTCTAGCGTTTTGTCTGACATTCGACCTGCTTTAGTGGATGCTATTGAGCAGTCTGGTGGCAAAGGCTATCGTCAATACTTGGCAGACTACACAAAGGGTATGCAAACTATTGCACAGCGCAAACTTACTGGTGAGGCAATGCGCCTATACAAAACCAATCCTGATGAGTTTGTTCGTCTTGTGCAAAACGAGTCTCCAGAGGCTGTTGAGAAGATTCTTGGCCCAGGAAAATACAACATTGGTGTTGAGTTAGCAGATAGCACAATGGGTGTATTGCGTGATTTGGCAAACAAGCGTCTCACACAAATATCTGTTTCTCAACAATCAACAGAAGGTCAAAAGGCTGTTGCTGAACTTGTTAAACAAAATACTTCTCTTGTTCGCTTGCCATCATTTATCAATGTGTTTGCGGCGGCTGGTAATAAAGCCATAAGTGAGTATGAAAAGGCACTTGGTGTTAAAACCATGAAGACTTTGACAGAAGCAATGAAAAACCCACAAAGTGCGGCTAACTTGCTTGATGCTTTGCCTACCAATGAGAAGAATCGTGTAACTCAGTTGTTGACAAACCCAAGCACTTTGCGAACCTTTGTTCAATCTGCTCAAGAAACACAACAAGACTAGGAGATACCCATTGATCCTTTTTCTCTCCTCATGTTGGCGCAAGGTGCAGTTGGCTTTATTAAGCAAGGCTGTGCAATGCTCCATGAGGGGCGCATGGAACTTGAAGGTGCTAAGAAGACAGTTGAAGGCGTACTTGCAGATGTCAAAGCAATCAAGGGCATTTGGCAGTGGTTCATTGGCTTACTTAGCGGAAAGCCCAAGTCCAAGCCAACAGAAGAAGCCCCCAAGCCTCTGGCGAAAGCGAAAACCGCTTCCAAGAAGCAACAGTCTTATGAGGAAATGGAACTCTTACTCATTAAGGACATTGGTGAGAAACTTGGTCTTTTATTCGATACACAACAGCAAATCAACAATTACTATCGGTCATTAGAGGAAGAATCAAAGAATGTCTATGATCCTGACCAAAATAGTAGCAAGAAAGCGATTGAGAGGACTCTAATTGAGTTGCAACTTGAGAAACTGATGGAGCAAGTGAGGGAGGCGATGGTGTATGCGCCTGCTGAGTTGAAGGACTTGTATAGCAGATTCTTGAAGATGTATGCAAAAATTGAGCAAGAGCAAGAGTGGGCAAGGTCGGAGATGATCAGGAAGGCTCGAATTGCTAGATGGAGACAAGAACAAGAGGAGATTCGCCAGATTGAGATGATAAGTGGGTTGATTGCTGTGGTGTTTATGTCTTTAATATTTGGGTGGATGATGTGGGTTCTACGAAACTTGTTGGGTGGATTCTGAGTGTCTTGGCTTTGTGTCATTGTTGCCACAACCAATTGCCTACATCGAAACCCTGTACATGAAGGCACAGTTAAAGAGAGAGATGAAAGAATTGCGTAAGTTGAAACAAGAACTGAAAGAAACCAAATGAATATGTACAGAAAAAGCCATTTTGTATACATGAAGTGGTTGATATGTATAGGTTTATTGATTTTGGCATCATGTAATGACCGCTACCGATATTTTTGCCAAAATCCTAAGAACTTCTCTGCCAAACAATGTCAGCGTCCTGATTGCCAATTCACCCAAGACTGTCCCGATTACCTCGTAGCACCTATATTGGAGAAACAAGTTGTCCAACAACCACCCCCCCAAGTTCCAAGTCAATCGGCTTCTGACGCAAGATGAGATAGAGGTCAGGGTTTGGGCTTTAGTAGTCCTAATCGTGACTGTTATCTTGGCTGGCATTGTGTTCTTTATGCTGTATAGCGTTACCTTTGTGACTCAGCCTATCAAGAGCATGGCTCCGATAGACCAAGGCTATCTCAAGATGCTCAACGACATTGTATTGCTCATTGTTGGTGGCATTGGTGGCGTGATGTCTCGTAAGGGTGTGCAGACCTTGGCTGAGAAGATGTCAACGCCTACAACACCCCCTGTAACGCCTCCTAGCACCCCTACAACGCCCCCACCACCATCTACCTCTACTTGGGTGTCATCTGGTGCTATGCCAGCATGGGTGAATCCTCCTTTAGATGAGGAATGGAGAGCGCCACCACCACCTACTACTCCACCTGACTATATTGACCCTGAGAAGGAGAAAATAGCCAATGAGAGGGCATTAGCGAGGGCTGATCAATGATTCCAAACCCTTGGGTAATCTTAGGCGTTCTATTGGCTTTGGCAGGCTTTTATGGTTATGGACACCATAGAGGATGGGATGATCGTGATATTGAGATGCAAGCAGAGATTGCTGTCAAGAACGAGGAAGCCCGTGTAAAAGAGCAAGAACTCACCAAACAACTTAATGAAAACTCAACCAAATTGATGGAGGCCAATAATGCCATTACTGAAAAACAGTCTAGTCTTGATCGTGCTATCCGTGCTGGTAGGGTGCGCCTCCCGACCCCAAGTTGCCCACAAACCAGTTCAAATCCCCCCGTTGCCAGCGGAAATAGCGGTCAAACGGGAAGCGAATCTGACACAGAGACTCTCCGACTTATTGCTCAAATCGCCGCAGACGGAGACAAAGCCATCAACCAACTCAACGCCTGTATCGTCAGTTCCTACGAAGTGAAGGAGTCAGTAAATGGTAAATAGTGAACAACTAAAACAACTCCATATTGGTGCGGAGTGGGTGGATGCTCTAAATGAGACATTCTCACGCTTTAACATTGCCACAAAGAATCAAAAGGCTATGTTTATCGGTCAATGTAGCCATGAGTGCGGTAACTTCCGTATCCTTGAGGAAAACCTAAACTACAAGGCGACAACGCTTATGAGGTTGTGGCCTAAAAGGTTTCCTACCTTGGAGAAAGCCAATGAGTATTCTGGCAACGCTAAAAAAATTGCAAATTCTGTCTATAGCCTACGCATGGGCAATCGTGACGAAACTTCTGGTGATGGCTATAGGTTTAGGGGTCGTGGTTGTATTCAACTTACTGGTCACTCGAATTATTTTCATGCTAGCAAAGCATTGGGTGTGGATTTTGTTATGGAGCCTGATCTTGTTTCTACTCCTAAATATGCCGCACTTACTGGGGGATGGTTTTGGTCTACCCACAACTGTAATGCTCCAGCGGATGCCCTTGACTACACTAAAGTGACCAAGATCATAAATGGTGGCTTGATAGGGCTGGACGATAGGATCAAGCACACGCAACAAGCGTTAGCTGTGTTGGCTTAGTCTTTATCCCAAGAAAAATAAAGGATGGCGACTATTACACCAATCCCTACGCAGGCACCTATCAATAATAAAGCAATGATGGTCAAGATGCTTTCTATCATTTAACTTTACTCCTAATCAAATCCTCCAAACACTTCATCAAAGTAAATACCGCACTTAGAAAAGCTGGTGCCAACATACCAAGAATAAAAAGCGTTACATCATACATATCTAGTCTCCAAGTACATTTCGTGGAATGCCCACACAACCAGCCAATCCCACATTAGATTGGGGCAGTTACCATCATGGTAATACTTTGCCATAAAAAGACAAAACTCTTTAGTTGGTGGTTTTTTCATATTTTGACTCTAGTTCATCTACTCGTTTAGACAGAAGTCGAACAACCTCGGTCAGCAACGCAACTTCAGCAATTAACTTTGCCTCTTTGGTTGGATGGCGAATTGTCTCCTTCCTAACTGAACTTTGCTCCATTGCGCTAAAGACTTCCTTTTCTTCTAAAGTCTCTATTTGGATGGGTATGGTTAAGCCAATTGGTTTACGCATATCAAATCCAAATGTATTTGGTGAACATATAAAAGAAGAACCACACTATGGCAATCAGCGCACACAGAATGGCGAAGTCGCTGATCTGCGGCTCACGATAGGGGCCTGTGAAGATGTCTTCATTCAAATAGTCTTTAGGCCATGCCTCTTGCATGGTGCGGGGGAACATTCGTCCGGTTGGTAGTAGATCATCATTCATTTAATTAGACTCCTGTAAGCGTTAATGGCATCTTTCAGATCATTCTGCAACTGTTGGATGTAGTCCTGTTGCTCTTGCAATTTAATGTAAGACTCTTGGGCAAACTTGGCTAAGTTCTCGTGGCTCCATGACTCAAATGTTGGCATTTTTATCTCCAAAATCGTTTAAGGTTGTCGGTTGAAAATGTTTTTTGGTACTCGGTTTCTTTGGGAGTAGTTAACCTGTTTTTCTGAGGTAAAGCTCCTGTGAACACTTCTTCTTTAGTTTTAAAAATACAAAAGCAAAGTTTGCAGTATCTGCGGCGGTAAGTAAATTCTTCATTCTGGATTGTTTCGGTGATTGCAATCTTGTCACCCTCGCACTTAGGGCATTTCAAAATGGCACCTCGTCCCAAATCCAAAACTCACAGTCAACAATGCCCGTGATCCAGTCATCTGGTGGAGGCGCATCAAACTCTTGGCACTTACTGAAACTAAGTTTGGTGCAACTTTGGCAGTTGACAGGAATAATGTTTATCTGTGCCAATTGCTTTTTCAAATGCATTTTGATGGCGTTTAGTTCAACTAAATTCATAATCTCTCACTTCCGTATATTTTCCGTTTTGGCGAGTTGCAATGCGGGATGGTTTTTTAATGCAGTTTGGATCGAAAAGCAAAGCATTGATTGCATACTCAACACTTGTTGGATAACTAAGCGAAGTATTTGGCGAACTGCGAGCAATCCACCAAGCAACAGCCTTCTGTCCTGCATAACCCGTATGGTCAAAACAAACCCATTCTGATGCTTTTTTCAAGATTCCAGAATAGTAGTCAACCCTAAGAGAGTCAGGCTTACCCTCCTTCTTATGGGTGTGGTACTCAACCTTGGTGATATCATGCCAAACCAAAGAGTGCTTGGCGTTTGACAAAAGTTCTGCGTAAGAAAGTGTGGCATCCATTTTCTTGACTTCTTCTTCCCTGATCGTGGCTCCGCAAGCTATGCACTTCAATGCAGATGCCGCATTCCTTTCGCCGCAATCTGGACAGATGGAGAATGGAGCCTCTTGATTGCTGGTTATGCGCTTGGTTCTGCCGCTGATGGTGTCAACGGGGCCGAGTCTGGCAACTGTGTCGGTGAAATCAAGCACCAAGCAATCGGTCTTCCCATCCGCAATGCGGGTGCCTCTGCCCATGCCTTGCACATACAGAACTGGCGACTGCGTTGGTCTGCACCAGATGATGCAATCCACATCTGGCACATCGAAACCAGTTGACAAAGCCAAGACAGTCACCAAGCAACGAATCTCGCCATTGCGGAAATCTCTGATGAGGTCTTCCCTAATGTTTTTTGGAGTCTCACCACAGACAACGGCGGTTCTTACGCCAAGTGAATTTAGGCGATTACAGAGACTATCTGCGTTAACGACACTTGGTGTAAAGGCTATCCATTTCTTGCGGTCTGAGGCGATTCTGGTGGCTTCCAAGGCTACTTTGTCCAAGTACTTCTCAACCTCCAAAGACAACTCGCCAATCTTGTAGTCTCCGTTGGCAATGCCCACCTTGCTGGCATCGATCTGGGTGATCACTCCATAGGGTGGTGGGACTAGCGGCGCAATGAATCCTGCATCAAGTAACTCACGCATGGTCACACGGCTGGCAAAGCCTGTGAACAGCGGATCATCTCCGTCCGTTAGCCAGACCCCATTTCCCCTAAATGGTGTAGCGGTCATGCCAACTGTGCGGTACTCGCAGAGTTCGGACAGCTTGGACAAAAAGGTGCGGTACATCCCCTTGGGTTTGGTGTCTACCAGATGTGCCTCATCAATAATCACCATCTTGATGTCTCCAAGAAGGTGAGCCGACTTAGCGATTGATCCTATGGTGGCAACAATCACATCTGCATCATGCTGTTTTTTATTGAGGCTTGCACTCACAAAGCCAACTTTGATGTCTGGCGGCAAGAGGGCTTGCAACTTCTCAGCGTTCTGCTCTGCCAACTCCTTGCTAGGCACCAGCACCACAGTTCTGGGGTGAAAGAGAGGCCATTGCTCCCACATCTGGCGCACAACTTCAGCACAGATCACAGACTTTCCTGCCGCAGTTGGTAGCACCAACAGAGGTATGTCAGTTACCTCTTGGTGCTTTGTCCACCAATCAAACAAACTGGTGACTGTGCGAGATTGATACTCACGCAGGATCATTTTTTCTTGCCTCAAGCATTGCGTCTGCCATTTCGTAAGCAATCTTTGCGATGTAATTGCATCGTGGTTCTTCAACATCAACCATCATCCCTTGCATAGCTTTTGCCGCAAAATAATCTCTCAGGGTAATCTTTTGGATTGGTACTGTCATACAAATTTTCCTCCATGCTGTTTGCGTAATTCCAAGCATTGCTCGTCCACCAAAATCGTCTTGTCTCCACAGGCGTGGATTTCCTGACTGCTCAAGTGGTCTGGGTTCTTGTTTGGATCGCCATTGGTAAAGCGTTTGCCATCTGCCATTTCGTAGATAACTCCATCTCCGTCTGTGTCAATAGGATGGGCAGTCTTAGCCAGCAAAATTGGAATGATCCTGTGGTCTTTGCATCCTTGTCGCTGTTCATCAACCGACAAATCCTTTTTGTGCGTTTGGCAACTCCATCTCGCTTCTCCGTCCATTTCTGGGGTGACATGGGCACATGATCTGCAAGATGGGGCTGGTACATCCGTTCCGTGGCAAATGCTGTGGTAGTCGCAGAACTTGCACTCGTACCAACTAGGATCAGCAGAGACACCAACAGGCGGCTCCGTGGCTGTGATAACCGCAATAGCTTTGTCAATGATTGCTTGAGCCTCTTGTGCGTCAAACTCAATTCGTTCTGTGTAGATTTCATCGTTATCCTTGTTGACTACAAAATACAACGCTCGTTTGCAACCATCGTCACCAAACTCATCCTGCGACCACTTCATGTATATTTGCATCTGCGCCCAATGTTCGGGCTTGGACTTCTTTACTCCATTTTTTTGCATATCCTTGAACATTTTGTCAGATGCGGTCTTGATCTCCAAAATATGCGGCGACTTGGGTGCCTGTGGTAGACCAGTAACAATCCCATCGCAGTTGCCTTGGAAATGCCCACCAGAAGATTGCTCCACAAAAGACCATTGCTTTCCCGTGGCTGGATTGTTTTGGTAAACAGTACAGCCAATGCTTGCCAAGTCTTTGTAAACCCGTGGCTCTTGCAGATGCCCAGATTGGAACACTCGATACAAGCGACCTGAGAACTGTGGAGCCTTAGACCAGCGGAAGGAATACCAATGCTGGCGCAAACAAGGCTTGCCAATAGCAGAGGCTCCAAGGTATGGACGCTGTGGCTCAGAGCCATACTTTGCCTTATAAAAAGCAAAGATGGCATCTG